CCGGCCGGCGCTGGCCGACGCCGCGGGCGATTGGTTCCGCAACATCGTGCGGGCGCTGATGGGCTCCGTCGAAGACGACGGCGAGCGCCAGGTGCGCGAGGTCTTCTGCCTGACGCCGAAAAAGCAGTCGAAGACGACCTATGGCGCGGCGCTGATGGTGACGGCGCTTCTCATGAACCGGCGGCCGCGGGCCGAGTTTCTGCTGATCGGGCCCACCAAGATCACCGCCGACCTGGCGTTCGACCAGGCGGCCGGGATGATCGAAGCCGACCCAGACGGGTTCCTGCAGAAGCGGATGTTTGTGCAGGAACACCTGAAGACGATCACCGACCGGCGCACCAAGGCGCAACTGCTGATCAAAACCTTCGACGCCAAGGTGCTGACCGGCGTGAAGCCAGCGGGCGTGTTGCTCGACGAGCTGCACGAAATTTCGAAAAGCGCACGCGCTGCTCGGGTGATAGGGCAAATCCGCGGCGGCATGCTGCCGATCCCGGAGTCGTTCCTGGTGTTCATTACGACGCAATCGGACGAGCGACCGGAGGGGGCATTTCTGGCCGAGCTTCAGATGGCGCGAGACATTCGCGACGGGCGAGCCGCCGGCGCCATGCTGCCGATCCTCTACGAGTTTCCGCGCGACATCATGACGGGCAGCGGTTGGTCCGACCCGGCCAACTGGCCGATGGTGATGCCGAACCTCGGCCGCTCGGTGACACTGGCGCGGCTCGAGGACGAGTTCGCCACCGCGAAGCTGAAGGGCAACGCCGAGCTGCGCCGCTGGGCCTCGCAGCACCTCAACGTCGAGATCGGCCTAGCGCTGCGTTCCGACCGCTGGGCCGGTGCCGATTACTGGTCGGGCCGGGTCGAGCCGGGGCTGACGCTCGACCGGCTGCTCGACCGCTGCGAGGTCGTGGTGGTCGGGGTCGACGGTGGCGGGCTCGACGATCTGTTCGGGCTGACGGTGCTCGGGCGCGAGCGGCAGGAAAGCGACGTCGATGAGGGCGAGGGCGAGGTCCGGCGGGTGCATCGCTGGCTGTCGTGGTCGCATGCTTGGTGCCACGAGGGCGTGCTCGATCGGCGGATGTCGATCGCCGCGGTGCTGCAGGACTTCGCCGACACCGGCGAGCTGACGATCGTCGACGACGAGCTCGCCGATCTGTCGGCCATCGTGGCGCACATCGAGGCGATCAAGGACCGCGGGCTCTTGGCCTGCGTCGCGGTCGATCCGGCCGGCATCGGCGAGTTGGTCGACGAGCTGGCGGCGATCGACGTGACGCTCGAGAACGGCATGCTGATCGGCGTCGGGCAGGGCTACCGGCTGATGGGCGCGATCAAGACAGCCGAGCGGCGGCTCGTTAGCGGCGCCCTGGTGCATGCGCCCTCGGCGCTGATGGATTGGTGCGTCTCCAACGTCAAGATCGAGCCGACCGCGACCGCGATCCGCGCCACCAAGCAGAATGCCGGCGACGCCAAGATCGACCCTTGGGCGGCGCTGATCAACGCCGTCGACCGCATGTCGCTGAACCCGACCGCCGCGCCGGTTTTCGACGTGCAGGCAATGATCGCCTGACGAGGCATACGGGAAACTAGGCATGACCCTGGTACGCAAAACCGCCGCCGGCAAGGTGGACGGGGCGCTTTCTTATGTGCTCTCGGACGCCACGGTGGACCGCTACGGCGACATCATCGAGCCCGACGGTTGGGAACTCACGTGGTTTAAGCAAAATCCAATTGCATTGTTTAACCACAACGCCAACGCGCCGATCGGCACTTGGCGAAATATTCGGGTTGACGCCGGCAAGCTCATGGCTGAGCTCGAGCCGGTGGCGCCAGGTACAACGCAACTAGCCGATGATGTTAGACGGCTGATTGAAGCAAACGTTCTCCGCGCGACTAGCGTGGGTTTTCAATCTATCGAGAATGTGCCGATCGATCCAAAGAATCCGTGGAACGGCACGCGCTATCTGAAGCAAGAGCTTCTTGAAACCAGCATCGTTAGTGTCCCGGCGAACCCGGCGGCACTGCAACTGGCGCGATCTCTCGGGATCTCGGACGACACCATAACCCTGGCCTTCGGCGAGCATGCCGTAACGAGGCGGGACGTGGTGAAAACCGGCGGGCAAGCCGTGATGAAGCCCCTATCGAGGGGAACACCCATGACTGACCAAACCATCAGTAGGCAGATTGAGGATCGGCAGGGCCGGCTAAACGCGGCGCGTGACCAACTGGCCGAGCACACGCGCGACCCTGAGCACGACATCGAGGTGGCGAACACGATCACCGCCGAAATTGACGAGCAAGAGAGGCGCCTAGCGTCGTTGCGAGAAACCGAGCGGCGCATCGGGCTGCGCACCGTGCAGCAGGAGGTGCTGCCGCCGACGATGGGCCACAATGGCGGGCCGCCGATGGTGGCGCGCCGGCCGCTCGGGCTGGCGAGCCGGGACGTGTCGCCGGGTGATTTGTACCTGCGGGCAATCTCGGCACGGTTCCAGGCATATGCCCGGGGCATGCCGGTCGAGGCGGTGCTGGCCGAGCGTTACCCGGACCACGAGCCGACCGCGATTGTCACCCGCGCGGCGATTGCCGGGGCGACCACGACGACGACCGGTTGGGCGTCGGAACTGGTGCAACTGGCGCAGGGCGAGTTCATCAACAGCCTTATGCCCAATCAGGTGTTCCCGAAGCTCGCGGCGATGGGGACATCACTGAACTTCGGGCCTAATGCCGGTGCCATCAAGATTCCGTCGCGCGCTACGACGCCGAGCATCGGCGGCAGCTTCGTTGCCGAGTCGGCGCCGATCCCGGTTCGCAGGTTGGGCACGACAAGCATCACGCTCTACCCGCACAAGGTAGGCGGGATCTCGGTGTTCAGCCGGGAGATCGCGGCCTATAGCAACCCCGACATCGAGACGCTGATCCGAAGCAGCATCGTCGCCGACACGCAGATAAATATCGATGCGTTGCTGCTGGACAACGTGGCCGTGTCGACGACGCGCCCGGCGGGTCTGACAAACGGCGTCTCGACGCTCACCGCCACCGCGGGCGGCGGCTATGCGGCGTTCCTCGGCGACTTGAATAAGCTCACGGCGCCGTTTTATGCCGCCAATGCGGGCCGCAATTTGGCGCTACTGATGAACCCAGCGCAGCGCAATCAATTGATGTTTGCGCCGGGACCGGCCGGCGCACCGTTCGGTTGGAGCACCCAGTTCACGGATATGTTCACCGTGATAGCCAGCACCAGTGTTACGGCTGGGGCTGTCTACATGATCGATGCTGCGGACTTCGTGTCGGTCACTGGCGCGCCTGAGTTCGAGGTGTCGGAAGTCGCGACGATCCACATGGAGGACACGACGCCGTTGAACATCGCGACGGGCGCGCAGGGCTCGGGCGTGTTGGCGACGCCGACGCAGTCGATGTTCCAAACCGCCCAAATCGCCATTCGCATGCTCGCCAACGTCAATTGGGCGATGGTGCGCAGCGGCATGGTGCAGTTTATTGGCAGCGGCGTTTCCTGGGCATAAGCGCCTTGCGGTAACGGGCGGGGCTTCGGCCCCGCCTTTTTCATGGGTGATGACGAATGGAAAGCAGACCTCCTGAGCGAACAGTGCCGCGGCAGCCGCGCGAGGAAGCCGACGCGCCGAATGTGCCACAGCCGACGCAGGCGCGCGCCGACGCCATCAAGGAAAAGACGGCAGGCGAGGAGGTTGGCCCCCTGGCGGCGCCGCGCAACGTGGACGTGCCGTACCTCGGCGGCGACGGCATTGTTGGTGCCACACTGAACTGCACGATGGGCAATTGGGACGGCGAGCCGACCGGCTATGCCTATGTCTGGAAAAGCGACGGCGCGGATGTGGCTGGTACTGGCGACAGCTACGTCGTAGCGGCGAGCGATGCCGGGCATTCCATTACCTGCGTCGTCACCGCGAGCAATGACGCCGGCAGCACCGAGGCGCCACCGTCCAATGCTGTGGCGGTTGCCGCAGCGAGCACCGAATCATCCGAAACGCGGAGGAAGTAATGGAGAGCACGCAATCACGCCGCAGCACGACCACCGCGGCACCGGCAACCCCGGAAGCCGAGCGGCGGCTGGACGCCAAGGCATTCAAAGAGGAAACCGACCGGCAGATTGCCGAGCGGGTATCCTCCCCGCCGGAACAGCCGACGCCGACGCAGGCCGAGGCGGACGCGATAAAAAGCGGCGAGGCGGTGCCCCCGGGCGAAGCCAGAAGCGGGGCACCGGTAGAGCGGGACGTAAGGCCCGGCGCGTCAGGCGCGGGATACACCACGCGATGATCGGCATCGGCGCAGAAGATGTGCGATCAGTCGCGCGCCGCGATCACCACGGGCGCAATGGCGATCACTGAGCGCGTGCCGGCGATTGCGGGCAAGCGGATTTATCTGTGCGGCTATCTAATTTTGCGGGCGAGCGGCGGCCAGGACCTCGAATTTGAGATCACCAGCGGTACCGGCACTAATTGCGCAGTCGGTAAAACGACGATCATCCCGCGGATGGACGTGCCGCTAAACGGCATCACCAACCGCATCGCCTATGCGGCCGGCGAGAAGACGGCGCAAAGTGCGGCGATCTGCTTGCAGACCTGGGGCACCGGTTCAGTGAC